CTCACCAGGCATCACCTGATCATAGAACTGACCAGTAGCCAAATCAACTAACGTAAACCCAGTCTCTCCAGGCCATGTATCTAAAGTAAGATCCATAGATACTAAAGTCTCTGTAGAATCACACTCAAATACGTTGCAGCTTCCGTTGTCAATATTAGCCCACGGGTTGTAATTGTTTGCTACAGGATTGGTACATCCAGGAAGAGGCGGTACACATGGGGTTAAAGTAAAAGGCACAGTATCTAAAGCTGTGTCAAAATCATACACCGCTGTGTCTAATCCACACGTATTGCTTATTCTATACCACCCATCACCAAAAGAGCAGCATATACCGTCACCAAAAGCATCCATCATAACAAACTCGTAATCACCCGATGGTAGAAACACCATGTGATTTTGAAGCGTGTTGTTCTGATATGGAGGGCTAACTGCGACAACTTCAGAGTCTTCGTTAAGTATCTCCCAAGAAGTTTCTCCAGCATACTGGTCTGTTTGGACTTGCACATCTAGCCAGCTTCCTTGGCCCAGCATACATGATACTAACATCCAAAACAAAATGACTAATAAATAACTTTTATTCTTCATGTTACGTCTATATTATATGTTGTAGGTGAATTGTGTAATACTATATAAGATGTCGGTGGTACTACCTCAACTATGTATCTAGTCGGTTCAACTATCTCAACAAAGCTTGCTGTGTTATTTACGGTAACACTCATTATCTTTCTCTATTAGTTTCTGTAATATCAGAGTTTACAACAAATCTACCTCTTAATAAAGTTGTATCAGTGCCTGAAACAGGTGTTGTCCCATTTGTATTAAACTGAATATCATACTCATAATTTCCTTTTGGAAAAACAGACATACCCTCAGAAGAAATTGTAATAGTAAGGAGCCCAGCAGATGTTGCTGAAGTGGTAATTTTTGTTGCTGTCAATTGTCTACCGCCTATGTTTTTGGTATTTCCAGTGCCAGTCATCAACACAGAAGGGTTTTTAGAGGATCCAATTGTTTTTATTTGCATATACCATGCATAACCAGATATATCAATTGCAGTCCCTGATGAATTTTTTACAGTCAACCCTAAACTAAATGTGTCACCTTGTCTACAAGTTATATCTAGTTCATCTGATATGTCTAAGTTTACATTGTTAGCCATTATTAATTATTTAGTGCGTTATCAATTAGTTCGTCAGCATTAATATTTTGTTGAGGCGATTGCATATTCATTCTTTCATTCTGCAGAGCTCTCTGTTGACCAGTCTGTACCATAAGCCTATCGTCTTTTCTATCTTCCTTCAAAACTTCAATTTTTTGTTTGAACTCTTGATCATCAGTCTTGAATCCTAGAGTTGCTTGAGCTTTAATAGTTTCAATCTCTTTATGCAACTCATGAAGCGCCGTAGCAACTTGTATTTCTGCCTGTGCTTTAATTTGAACTTGCTGTGCATCAAGCTGAGCTTGCAGCTGCATTTCTTGCTGCTTAAGTTGAGCGCCTTGCTGTGCAGTTTGCTGAGCTTGCTGTTGCTGCATTTGAGAGTTTTGCTGCGCCATCTGCTGCTGCTCTTTCTGCCTTTTCTTTCTTTTTACTACAAGAAGTCTTTCAGCTTGATTAATATCTTTCATGCTTCTTATCATCATAGCGTCTTCAAGGTCAAGCTCCTTCTGGCCCAAAGCTATTTGTATACTTTGCTCTAAGTATTGCTTCTCTGCAGATTCCATTTCTTTATGAACCTGCACTCCAAAATTATACATAGGTAAATCAGAGAAAGAAGATAAAACCTTCATGTTCTCTTTACCTATAGCATTTTCATAAATTGTTCTTAAGGTAGAGTCTGGAGGTATAATCTGTAAACACTTTACAACATCCTCGCAAACTTTTTTGTATAGAATCATAGAAGCGTTTGTAATATCATATATAGCGTTGTTTCCAGCAGCTATAGCTTGTTCTCTAACTCCAACAAGATCTTCACCTTTTGGAGAGGAAGCGTCCATAGCCTCATTAATACCTGTTGCATCTCTTATTAATCTTAGGTAGTGATTGTATAATGCAATAAGCTCATTAATATTACGTATGGTGTTTCCTATCTCACGTATAGGTGGGTTTTGGAATCCACCCTCAGCATTCTTGCTTCTGTAGTAGAATACACCAGTCTGCTCGTATATATCATGAAGATCAAGTGGTTGTAACTCACCGCCTTTTCCTATTTCAACACCTTCAAGACCTTCAATATCAATAATCAATCCATCTGGCTTAGCTTTAGCAATAGCCTGCTGTATCTTTAAATGCGTAATCTGAAGCATATCGGCAAAACCTATGCAGCTATCTACCATAGATTTAGGCATCATTTTACCAATATTTGTAGCAACAACGGAATAAGAAAGTTTGGCTTTGCTTATGTCGTGAATATTTTTTGGAATATTATGTTTTTGACCGTAGTTAATAACATAGTCAGTTCCCATAATATACATACCTTCATAAACAGTGGTAACATCCATCTTATGAGCAATACGCTCAGTCATGCTGTTTAGCTTTTCTTTATAAGAATACCCTTCATAAAAAAAGTTTGTGTTTCCGTGTCTATTTGTTTTTTCTTCAAAAAACATACAATCAACAGATAAGAATTCAAAGTCTAATATTTGAACGGTGTGATCATCATAACCATAACCGCTTCTTTTTGTTGCTGGATCATAGTTTGACTGATAAGCATCAGACTTGTTTCCTTTTGCTTTCTTAGCAATTTTTTTGTAATCCTCCTCTGTAAGCTGATCCCCAGCTAATCTTTTTAGCTCTTGAATAGGTATTGTCCTAATGCTACCAGCGTAAGTTATGTCGTCAAAGTTAGGATCTTCTGTGTAGCTATGTATAAACTTACAGGGGTCTACATATTCTGTTGTTATACCATAATTAGGATCATTATACCTTTTAACAACAGCCATGCCTAGAGCTGCAAGATCATTTACACATCTTCTGAACGTGCCGTCATTAAAATTATTCCAAGAAAGAGTCATTGCTGTTGCAATCTGCGCAGATATTTCTGCGTCAGTCTTTACATTAGTCTCTAAAAATATTTCAGCCTCCTCTAGCGTGTCTGGAAGAGATTCTGGATCTTTATCCAAAACCAAACCTCCAGTTTGTTGTTTTAATTTCTTTAGCTCATCCTTCATCGCTACCTGCATTCTCAAGCGATTTTTCTCTCTGTCTTTTTCAGAGGAAGAAAGAGGATCTATTGCCTCTAAATTTGGATAAGGGTTTCTTGATAAAATTTTATTTACAACAATTCTTACAAATTTTGGTAGTATTGGAACTGGCGTGTAGTCAAGGTTTAATAAACTACCATCTCCTGCATTTGGATCTAAAGAAGTTAAAAGTCTTTTATAGATTGTTGTGTTTTGCACCCCTTGTGCATAATCCCTGTTTCTTTCAAAAGTTCTTCTTCTTTTCTCTTGCAGCGAATTTTCTTCATTAGTAGCGTTCCATTGACTTTCTATTGCTTTCGCATACTTTAAACCGTATGCCACATCATCCTTAATATCTTTTGATACCAAAGGATCAGGAAACTTACCACCATTACGATAACTTGAATTGCTGATCATTATTGAGTATAATTACTTTATGCAAATATAGTAAATCAACCGATCACATTATATCTCCTAAAAAACTTCTTCTCAGCAAAGTTAGTTTTTTGTTTTGGTTTAGTTTTTTGAGAAGCCAAAAGAGCTAAACCAGAGCTTATTGTAAGGTCAAATTTTGTTCTATTATCTATTTTAAAACCTATCCAATCCTCAAGAGTTCTGTTAAAATACATACTACCATATTCACCAGAATCCCTATTTATACCAACGTGCGAGTGTATGTAAGCTTCAATAGATTGAGCGTGAGACTGAATTACATCTTGAGAGTTTGAGGGTATGCCTTTAGTTTTTACATTGACTTTTGAGTTTGGAGCTTTTAAATGCTCAGGCCTATCCATTAAGTAACCATCATAACCCCTTGATTCAAAGTATCTTGCTATACCGTACTTATTGTTTTCAATTAATATAGGATAACCATAAAAAACTGCAGCCATAAGAACATCCTCATAAAAGATTTTTGCAAGAGGTGGACGAGATGCATACTCCAAAACAAAAGTGTTTGAAGGGTATTCCATGTTAAATTTGTTGTATAAATGTAAAGAACCTTTAGACCCCCTTCCATCAACTGTAGAATCAAGATCATAGGAGTCGACACCTCCACAACCTATATGAGGGTTAGGCGGTACTCTTTTACCCCTATCTGTTGACTTTTGATTTCTCACACCTTCTGGTGGTATCCAAGCAACTCTAAATCTTCCACTAGGATCGGGCCTAAACAAAACCTCCGTGTCTTTTTCTCCGTTTTTCCATACAAAATTACCAACTACAACTGGGTTTGGAAACAGCTCATCATTGTACTGAATCTGTTCATATATTTTACCTACGTTAAATAAGCTCCCCTCAATACTATCTCTGAAAGCTTCATCTTCTGTAAATGGAAATTGTCTTATAACCTCATTTAATTCAGATGCATCTTCTTTTAAAGATTCTCTCTCATTCTTTAAATAAGTTTTTGCCCCAACGATTACTGGTTCTCCATCTACCCCCATTACATCTGAGTCTGGATTGTTGATTACTGGGTTCCCGTATATATCAAAAAAACCTTCTAGTGAGTCGTATGCTGGTATAAACAGCCTATACAAACCAGATCTGGTTCTACCATTCGCATTCCTCTCTGTCGGATCCGAATCCTTCCACAAATCTTTGTACTGACTTCCTCCTTTGTCCATCGGATTTACCGTGCTTCCCACGAGTGCTTTTCCGACTATTTTTCGCCCGACGATCAAACAAGTCCTCTGAATCCTCCAAGCGTCTCTTATGTCTGTAGGTTTTTCCCATTTTCCTGCCTCATCTAAATACAATATGTGTAGCTTCTCACCATCGTATGCGTTGTTAGTTGTGTTTTTCCAGTTTATAACAGTATTAAGCGCCTCACCTGTCTGTGATGTTTTGTTCTTTTTAGTGATACGCTTTGATGGCTCCCTAAAAGCTAACTCCATACGTGGATTAGTTGTACCATCTTGTATAGGTTTGAAGAAGAATGGGTAGTTTCTAAACATGTAAACTACTTTCTTCATAAAAATATTCTCTTGAGCGTCCTTACCAGTTTTCGACTGTATACCCATAAGTTTGTCTTTAACTTGTGTGGCTTCGTCAACAAGCACTGCAGAGCATATATTAGTATACCCAGAACGACGGCACTTAGTATAAAGCTGACCAATGCA